GGGTATAGAAAATGTCTGAACATTACTTGATTGTAAGAAACAATGAACTGGAGCGTCAGTGTTCAGAGTGGGCGCAGAGATATGCCGAGCTGGAAGAAGAGCTGCGTCAGATTCGCCAGGCCCTGCATGACGAGCTACATCCCGTTATGTGGGGCCTGGAGATGATCGCGCCCCGGCTGGCCACGACCCCGGCCCTGCTAATCGCCGCGCTCTACGACGCTTACCCCGCCGCGCTCCATCGCGAACGCCTCATGCTCCTGCGTCGCGCGGCCAAGGATGACGCCGATCCGAAATTGATTGACGTCCAACTGCACCGCGCTCGCAAGACGCTGCGCGAGCTTGGCGCGACAGGCCCGATCGCCACACCCGTTTATGGTTTTGGTTTTCGTTTGGACGTTGCCGCCTATGAGTGGATCTCGGCGCGCTTGACACGCACACGCAATCAGGTTTTGGTGCGGCCACAGTTTGTTCAGCAAGGGCAATGAGGGGCTGATCGTGAGCAATCACCTGGAGCTGGCGCAACGCCAAATCGAAGACCGGGCCGAGCTGGGGCGCGTGCGGGCCGAGTTGTCGATCCAACGCAAGGCGTTGGCCAATCTCGAAGAGCGCGAGGCCGGGATTGTCGATCGCATGACGGAGCGCGCGGCTGCCGTGGCGGCTCTGCTTGAGGCCGACAAGGCGACCGGGTTGACCATTGCCGCTGACGAAGGCGGTGGTTTTGTTGACCTTGGGGCCGTGTCCGACGGGCCGGTCGTTACCAACGGCGCGGCTAGCTTCTGATGTCGGCCATCGGCAACCCCGCCGCCGTTCAGGCCGCAGCAGCCAAACGAGACCAATGGGGTCGTGAGCGGTACGAGACGGGGCGGCGGGACGGCGAAGCCCAGGCTGAAGCTAGGTTTGCCGATCGCCTCGAAGGCGCGCGCGCCGAACACTTGCAAGAGATCGCCCGGCTTGACGAACGCCACCGCCTCAATGATGTCGAGATCCGAGGCGCGGCCTATTGGCGCGGCAAGGTGATCGGCGCAACGGGCGGCCTACTGGTCGGCGTCGTGTTGTCGATCGCTGTCAATGCTTTGATGTTTCAGCAAAACGAGCGAGCAATCCAGGCGGGTGCTAACGTCGCCCAGGGCGGTATGACCGCCGGCTTAGCGATTGACGCTTTACAAAGCGCCGAGGAGTAAAATTGTGAAACTATCCCTCTCCCTACCACCCGGTTTCACCGTGCTTGGCACCCTGCTCCTTGGCGCACTGCTTTGGATCGGCGCGCAGCTTCCCGCTTGGGCCGCTTGGGGCTTTACGGTTTTGACCGCCCTAGTCCCTGACGTGTCTGCCGTCACTGCCCCAATTCCGCCGCAATAGGGAGGCACGGCTGTTACATGGCAAAGCCCGGACTGTACGCAAACATCAACGCTAAAAGAGCCCGCATCAAAGCAGGCTCCGGCGAGACAATGCGTAAGCCAGGGTCAAAAGGAGCGCCGACCGCTGCGGCCTTCAAGGCTTCGGCGAAGACGGCGAAAAGCAGAAATTAGAATTTTCTATGGGCGCCAGAGGACCACAGCCTGGAACGCCACGCCCAGCTAACAGCGGGCGCAGAAAAGGCATTCCGAACAAGGCCACCGTTGAGATCAAAGAGCTTGCTCGACAATACGGTCCTGAAGCTGTCTTTGAGCTTGCTCGCATTGCTGGCTTGACCAAGCAGCCTGGAAGCGACAACGAGGCTACACGCGTCGCCGCGATCAAAGAGCTTATTGATCGAGGCTACGGCAAAGCCACGCAACCGATCTCAGGGCATGATGGTGGGGCGCTGTCGTTGGTCGTCTACACGGGCGTGCTTGATGGCTCAGACTAAGGTCGCCCTCAACTATTACCCCCGCGCTTGGCAGGCCGAGTGCCATCGCAGCAAGAAGCGTTTTACGGTCTTGGCCCTGCATCGCCGCGCCGGCAAGACCGAGGTCGCTCTCATGGAGCTGATCCATGCGGCCCTACGGGCGCAGGTGGATTTGCCTTACTATGTCTACGTCGCGCCGTTCTTGAAGCAAGCCAAGACCATCGCTTGGGCCAGGCTAAAGCAGCGCCTCGCGCCGCTTTTGGTTTATGAGGCCGTGGCGATCAACGAAAGCGAATTGTCGGTTACGTTTCGGCACAACAAGGCAACGATCCGCATCTTCGGCGGCGACAACCCTGACGCTTTGAGGGGCGTGCGCCTCGACGGCGTTGTCATTGATGAGGTGGCTCAGATCAAGCCTGAGGTGTGGCAGGATATTCTGCAGCCCGCGCTGTCCGATCGCCAGGGCTGGGCGCTGTTCATTGGTACACCGAGCGGCGTTAACCTGTTTTCCGAACTCTATTTCCGCGCTGGCTCACTGCCCGATTGGCATGCCGCTCTCTACACTGTCTACGACACCGACGCCCTGGCCCAGGACGAGATCGCGCGCCTGCGCCGGGACATGAGCGAGACGTCCTTCTCTCGCGAGTATTTGTGCGACTTCTCTGCCGCCGGCGAGGATCAGCTCATCTCGCTGTCCGACGTCCAGGCCGCCACGCAGCGCCACTACCGTGAGCCTGAATACGCTTTCGCGCCGCGCATCCTTGGCGTCGATCCCGCGCGCTTTGGCGATGATCGATCCGTGATCTTCCCCCGTCAAGGCATGGTGGCCCTGCCGCCGATCGTGATGCGCGGTGTGGACAATATGACTTTGGCCAACCGCGTCGCGGCCAAGATCGCAGAGTGGCGGCCCGATGCGGTATTCGTCGATGCCGGCAATGGCTCCGGCGTGATCGATCGCCTGCGGCAACTGGGACACAATGTCGTCGAGGTGTGGTTCGGCGGCAAGCCGATCGATGAGGCCTATCGCGACAAGCGCGCCGAGATGTGGAGCGCCATGGCCGATTGGTTGCGCCTCGGTGGCGCGATCCCCGATGATGTGGCTCTCAAGCAGGATTTGGCCGCGCCGACCTACAGTTTCAGCCCGCAGGGCAAGCGCGTGCTGGAGAGCAAAGACGACCTCAAGGCGCGCGGTCTTCCCAGCCCCGATCTCGGCGACGCCCTGGCTCTGACCTTCGCCGCGCCAGTGGCTCCGCGCAGCGAGCGCGAGCGTTTCTTTGCAGCCAACGAACGCCGCACCGAGCGGGGCGAGTATAACCCCCTGGAACGGCTATGAGCGCCGTGGTGCGCGAGATCGTCGCGACCGAGTGGATCGAGCGCGCATGGCCGTTGCTCGAGGCGCACCGCGAAGAGCTGACCACCAATCCTGACCTGATGGTCCTCAAGCCTGACGTCGCGCGATACCAAACACTGGAAGCCGCTGGTGCCATGCTGTCGCTGGGCCTGTTCAAGGGTGATGATCTGGTTGGCTACAGCATTAATAACCTGTTCACGCACTCACACTATGGCGGCTTATTGGTGTGCCAGAATGAGCTGCTTTTCCTGGCCAAGGCGCACCGTCGAGGCATGGCCGGCGTAAGGCTTATTGCAGCGACTGAAGAAATAGCACGCGAGCGGGGTGCGGATATAATGCTTTGGCATGCCAAGCCCAGGACCACGCTGGACCGGATGCTCCCGCGCATGGGATATCGCACGCAAGATATCGTCTATTCGCAGGTGTTGTGATGGCTCAGGCTCTTCCCGTCATTGCAGCCGTCGCCAGCACTGCCGCCGCAGGCGCGACTGTCGTTCAAGGCCAGCAGGCGGCTAGGGCTCAGAAGCGCGCGGCCAATCAAGCCGCTAGCCAAGCCGAGGCGCAACAGCGCCAAGCCGAACGCGAGTTCAATCGCGCCAATCAAAAGCGCCCGAACATCGCAGCGCTCGCAGCACGAAACCGCGCGATGGGTCAAGGCGGTCCTGGCGGTACGTTCTTGACCGGCACGATGGGCGCTCCTGTCAGCGGCGGCATGCTGGGCCGCACAAGCCTGCTCGGAAGCTGATGCCGATCTCCCGCACCGACGCGCAGCGCCGCTGGGTAGCGCTTCAGACCGAGAGGTCTAGCTGGATCGCGCACTGGCGCGAGCTAAGCGATTACCTGCTTCCGCGATCGACCCGGTTCTACAAAAGCGACCGCAACAAGGGCACCAAGAGGCACAACGCGATCTTCGACAACACGGCATCGCGCTCCCTGCGCGTGCTGGCCGCCGGCATGATGTCGGGGATGACCTCGCCGGCCAGACCGTGGTTCCGCTTGGCTTTGCCAGACGAAGACCTCATGGACTACGCGCCGGTCAAAAGCTGGCTGGCCGAGACGCAAAAGCGCATGTTGAACGTGTTTGCACGCAGCAACACCTACCTCATGCTGCATGCCGTCTACGAAGAGCTTGGCGCTTTCGGCACGTCAGCCGCGCTCGTGATGGATGATTACGATGCGTTGATCCATCACTACCAAAGCCCGGTTGGTGAGTTTGCGTTGGCCACTGACTATCGCGGCAACGTCAATACGATCTATCGCGAGTTCGAGAAGACCGTCTCTGAGCTGGTAGCCGAGTTCGGTCTGGAAGCCTGCTCGCGCACGACGCAGAACCTGTACCGCTCTGGCAATCTCGACGCTTGGGTGCCGGTCATCCACGGCGTTGAGCCGCGCACAGATCGCGATATCACGCGGCGTGACGGCAAAAACAAACCCTGGCGCAGCGTCTACTTCGAGCCAGGCAGCGAGGGCGAGGGCCTGCTGCGCGAGGGCGGCTATGACCGCTTCCCCGGCTTAGCCCCACGCTGGCACAAGATGCCCGGCGATGTGTACGGCAACAGCCCCGGCATGGAAGCCCTCGGCGACATCAAACAGCTCCAGCATGAGCAGCTGCGCAAGGCCAATGCCATCGACTACCAGACCAAGCCGCCGCTCCAAGTCCCGGCTAGCATGAAGGGCCGGGATCTCGATTACCTGCCCGGCGGCGTCACCTACGTTGATGCGCCTGGCGCGCAGAATGCCGTGGCCACGCTGTTCGATGTGCGCATTGATTTGCAGCATCTTCTGTTCGACATCGAGGACGTGCGCGGGCGCATTCGGTCGGCGTTCTATGCTGACCTGTTCCTCATGCTGGCCAGCAGCAACACGGCCCGCATGACCGCCACTGAGGTTGCCGAGAGGCACGAAGAGAAACTCCTCATGCTTGGCCCCGTGCTTGAGCGCCTGCATAATGAGCTGCTCAAGCCCCTGATCGACGAGACTTTCTTCCGCATGGTCGCGGCCAATCTGGTTCCGCCAATCCCAGAAGCCCTGCAAGGCGCGGAGCTTGACGTTGAATTTGTTTCCATGCTTGCGCAAGCCCAGCGCGCGATCGGTGTCAATGGCATTGACCGCTTCGTCGGCAATGTCGGCGCTATCGCACAGATGCGCCCCGAGGTGCTGGACAAGCTCAATGTCGATCGTTGGGCCGATCACTACGCCGACATGCTGGGCGTCGATCCTGACCTCATCGTGGCCAGCGAGGACGTGGTCATGATCCGCCAACAGCGCGCCCAGGCCCAAGCCCAGGCGCAGCAGATGCAGCAGATCCAAGCTCAGGCTGACGCAGCGGCCAAGCTTGGCACGGTCAAAACCAATGAGGCCAACGCCGCCTCTGACCTCATTGGCATGTTTAGCGGCTATGGAGGCGTGTGATGCCTGAGATGAAAGCGTACGGCGCGAAGGGCGCGAAGGGCTCCAAAGGCGGACGCGGCGGCGCTCGCCCGACAATGGCCAAGGCCGGCGGCGGCTCGAAGAAGAAGGACAAGTGAGATGGGTGCGCCCGTTGTTTCCCAAGCGGTCGAAACGCTGACCTGCACAATTGAAAACGGCGGCAGTCTATCGGGCGCCGTGGATCTCGGCGGGCGCAAACTCGTGGCGATCGATATGCCGGCCAGCTGGACAGCGGCTTCGCTGACCTTCCAGGCTTCACCCGATGGCGCGACTTACGACAATATGTATGACGGCGCGACCGAGCGTTCTCTTACTGTTGCGGCGTCTTATTACTCAATGCTCAACATTGGCGACTGGATTGGCGTGCGGTACATGAAGGTCCGCTCAGGCACATCCGGCACGCCCGTCAACCAGGGTGGCGCGCGCACGATCACGCTGGTGGTGCAGCCGTGAGCATCTTGGCGCTTTGGCTTAAGCGAGGCTTTATTGGGGAACGGGCAAGCCCTGGCGGGTCCGTGGCCGAAGAGGTTGTAGCGCGTACTGGCGTGGTAATTGTAGCCCGTGATGGCTCAACGATTGTGGGGCGTGACCTATGAGCACTATGCCAATTTATGCGCTTGTCGATACGTGGAACGCCTCTGGCACCACGTTCACCGCCATCAAAATGGACGTCACCGACACCGCGTCAGCCGCGGGCAGCCTGCTGCTGGATTTGCAGGTGGGGGGGACGAGTCGGTTCCGCGTGTCTAAGGGCGGGCGCGTCACAGCCCAAACCCTCACCATCGGCCTTGGCGGCCAGACGGCTGTGGC